CAAGTATTGATTTCGAGAAGTTAAAAAAGGAATACCCAGGACTTTATCAGATAATAGAGACTGAAGAGAAGAATAAGAAACCCGGAGTAGGCACAGTCACTTTAGGCGGATATTACCGATCAACAATAGATTCTGGAGGCAGAATCAATCAAGCAGGAACAGGGAATCTGTTATATTCAGGATGGAATGTGATGTCGATCCCCACGGGGCAAGACTGGCAAACACAGGCCGCAACTGCATATACAGATGGCACGTATCCAAGAAGCTATGGAGCTGGAACATATCGTTTGATAGCGACAGGAGTAGAAGTGGTGAACACAACAGCCGCACTCTATAAAGGAGGGGCAGTAACGGTTTACCGCTCACCATGTCCAAAATCAACAATGACCGGAGAAACATATAGCGGAACGTCAGATCCAGTATTGAACAGTTTGGGATCTTTTCCGGTAGGAATACTACCACCATCAACTCAAGCAAATGCTTCACTATTTCCAAATTCTAAAACATGGGGTGCAGAAGAAGGGGTATATATAGTAGGAGCGTTGAACACAACGGAAAATCCATATTATACACCCGCACCAGGAATATCAGGATTGCTGTCACCGACCAGTGCAGCAAGTATGGAAGCAGGAACAGGATGGGTGGGGTACTTACCACGTATACTCAAACCAGATTCACCAGCAGACAATCACGACTTATCAGCTTGTTCGACCGTGTGGCCATGGGATGTTTCAGGATGTGTCTTTAGTGGTTTAAATGAAAATTCCACTTTACAAGTAACAGTAAGATATTACATAGAAAGACATCCATCAATAGCAGAACCAGATCTTTTGGTTCTAGCACGAACACCATGTCCATACGATCCGACAGTGCAAGAAATTTACGCACGAGCAATGCATGAATTACCAGTTGGAGTACCAGTTGGAATGAACCCTTTGGGCGAATGGTTTAATGAAGTCCTAGACGCAGTAGCCACTTGGGCACCTCAAATAGGAAGCGCAGTAGGAAACATAATACCAGGAGCAAATATAGTGGGAAAAGGAATCGGCATGGGCGCACAAGCCTGGCGAGACCAAAGAAAAAACACTAAAGGGGCAGGAGGTAAACCACCTGTCCCGCCAAAAGGAGGAACAACAACCAAAAAGGTAAAATTCAATGCTAAAGGCAAAGTAAAAGAAATTGACACTGTCATTAAGAAACCGAAATATACGGCTGCTCAAAAGAGAGCGTTTCAGAGTTTACAAAAAAGGAAAGCAATGAAAAGTATTGCACCTTCAACCCGATTTATTGGGGGAGGAACTCGAGCGCGACCACCAGGGCGACGTAAAAAATAGGTTTTTGCACACTAAAGGAAGTAGGCTAAGGCCGAACCTGAATTTTATAAAAAATTTTCTTTACCACGGAATCATGTAAGGAGCATAAAATGCAACATGAAGAACGGCAAGTAAAAAAAAAAAAAAAAAAC